GTCAGTGCTTCAACTTGATGATGGTAGTGGTCAGATGTATGATGTCAATGGCAAGACTGCTGCTGAAAAAGCAGATGACATTGTCCATTTTCTTGATAATTCTGATTGTGATCCATCAAAGGTTAAGCTGCGTATTCGTACGAAAGACAAATGGGTTGATTACGCCTTAGCAAATGATGTCCGAAATGTTTATAATGATCGAAGTTACTCCTCTGATTTTGAGCCTTCTGACCGTTTTAGTAAGAAGAAACAGAAAGTTAAAGTTCATGGTTCTGATTATCAATTTGAAGCTAGTAAGGACCTGACGCGACGCTTTGTTCCAATAGTGGAAATGGATACAGTTCCCCCTGTAGAGGATGAGAACTATGATCCTCCATCACGTATTGGTAATCTTGAAGCGCCTGCGAAGGTCGTGAAAGTTTCAGTTGCTCAGAAAGTGAAAATTAAACAATCTGCTTCTCCTTGTCATATTCATTATCTTTATGGTACATGTTCTAAAAAATCGTGTCCTTATGATCACACGATGTCAAAGGATCGAGCCTTGATCATCATGAGTACTACTGTATGCCCTTTGGGTAATAAGTGTACAAATGTAAACTGTCCTTTTATTTGCACTAAGAAAGCAAAGAAAGAGGCCAGCCTAGGTAAAAGTAAGCTTGATCCAACTGTACCTTTTGGTGTTACTGGTGTTGTTGCTGGTAAAGACAATTGGTCGAACTGCACATTTTATGGACAAGACTTTATTGTGCCAAAGCATTGGTATGATACAGTTAAGTCAGAACTGGGTGTGGTTATTAAGATGCCTGATAGGGTAATTAATGTTTCTGATTGTTCTTTACGACAAGTTGATTCTGATCTTGTGGCTATACGTCCCAAACAAGCCTATGTTCCTAAGGTGAAAGCTATTGCTCGTACACCTGTGGCTGAACAAGTTTATTTGGTTGCGTATGGGTCATCAGATATGAAGTCACTTCCGAGGGTTTCCGAAGGTAAATGTTGTTTGAATTCAGGCGTTGCCACGTATGATGCAAGTTCTTCTTTTGGAGATTGTTGTGGTGGCGTTTGGGCTGTTGCTAATGATTCAACACAGCTTGTAGGTTTTCACAATTGGGGTTCACCTAGCAAGAATGGATTTATTCCGATAACGAAGGAGCTATTGGCATGTTTGTCTGGCTCTTCGGTTTTTCGGGAATCCCTCTTGTAAATACAGAATTTCAATTAGATGATGTGTTGATCTCCTATCCTTCGCAGTTAGGGGATCTATCTACAAGAGGGGGACCGAGTAGCGATTGGCTTGCTCAATGTGGCAAGACGAAAGAATTGCGCTGGTTAGCGCGTTCTAATCGTCGTGTTCAATATTCTAAAGCAGCTGGTTGTGATCAGTTCTTCTTTGAATTTTGTCAGAAAAGCTTGGGTCAAACCCCTGATGTGTTGTGGCCTGCCTATAAAAGGGCAATCTGCAATCATGAGGCCGGTTATAAATCCATTGCAAAGTATGATAAAGCTCAACCTGTTCTCAATTTGTCTTCGTGGGCTTTGGCTGGTGATTGGACTATACGCCATTTTGCGCCCTATTTATCTAATTCACGTGTAGTTGATTGGGATTTTGTTACTGTCGAAATGGACAAGCAAACTAGCCCAGGCTATCCGTGGAATTTAATCGATCGTTCTAAATCACATATGTTAGACCGGGAATTTTTTAAACAGTATCGAGACCTTTTCTGGGACCGCTTAGCGACTGGAAATCGCGCTCCTGTTATTTGGTGCAACAATGTGAAGGAAGAACTTCGATCTTCTGAAAAAATTGCTGAGAATAAACTACGTACATTTACTGGTGCTCCGCTTGAGCATGTAATGGCCACTATGCGTTTATGTTGGGATATGAATAATTCATTTTATCTTTCCAATAATAAAACGTGGTCTTTTGTAGGAGGCAGTAAGTTTCGACGTGGTTGGGATAACTTATTTAAACGGCTTAACAAACATCCTAATGCATTTGAGCTTGATGAATCAGCTTATGATTCTTCTTTATTTCGTGAAGCTATGTATGGGATGATCGACTTTCGTTGGTCAATGTATTCACCTAAAGAACGCACGGTAGAGAATCGTAAACGTCTTGAAGCGTTATATGTAGAGATTGTTGATTCTATTATCGTGTGTACGAATGGGGATGTTGTAACAAAGAATACGGGTAATCCCTCTGGATCTGCAAATACAATAGTTGATAATACTGTCATATTGTTTCGTCTTATGGCCTATGCCTGGATTGAATTGTGGAATAGAGAGAAACCGTTTCTGACACCCTCATATAGTGATTTTGTATCGAATGTTGAGGCTGCTTTAAATGGAGATGATAACACTTGGACATGCAGCAATGATGTTGTATCGTGGTATAATTCGCGTTCTGTGTCTGACGTTTGGTCTGGTATCGGCGTTATTACACATGCAGATAGTTATGATGCACAGAAACTTGCTTCGTGTTCGTTTTTATCAATGGCTTTTAAGTTGTTTCAAAATGTGTACGTTCCTGTGCCTGAACAAGAGAAAGTTTACTGCGCGTTGGCCTATTCTGGGCATTCAAATCGCAGCGTTCGCTTTAGCTTGCTTCGGGCGTATGCTCTTCGTATTGAGAGTTATTTTGATCCTGACGCGCGGGTGTTTATTGCGGAGTACATTAAATGGTTGTTATCAACCTATAATGATCTCCTGCATGCACCGTCTGCTGCGAAGGGTCTTGACTTTTCATTTGAAGATGTTCAATCAGTTTATCGTACAGATTCTGAAATTCAGGCTTTGTTTCTTGGCTCCGAGAGTGAAAGTTCTAAACCTCGCGTTGAAGCCATAGATTTGAGAATTTTTTAGATAACCG